CTCTGACCGCAAGGTTCGGGTTGAGAACCTGCACGCCCCAGAGTGCATCAAGGGCGACCTTGACCGTGGATGTGTCCCCCTCGTACCAGAGACGGCTGCGGATAGAGAGATTTGTTACCGGGTCGGCAACGGTGGCGATCTGTGCCCCGAGCCGTCCACCCATGTCGCTCAGCGGAGCCATGGCGAGCGCGAAGGCGTGACGGTGGAACGCGAGGCACTGGTTCTTCGTCGCTCCCGTCCCGGAGGGTAGAATGACCGTTACAAGAGCGTCAGCGAGGTTTTTCTGCGCAAGCGCCGGGTAGATTGCTACGGTTGTGGCGCTGGAGATTGTGTAATCTGCTGTGACAACGTACTGCTGAGCGTCTCCCGTGATCTTGATAATGTCGCCGATCTTGAGCGTCTGGGCATCTGTCAGCGACTTGATAACTATGGACGTGGCTCCCTTGTCGGCGTCGGCGTTGAGTGCCCCGGCGGTGTCGGCCATTGTACCGGACGTATGCGCTGGCGTGTTCTGGTTGGCGAAGAACTCGAAGCCGTAGCGAGTCCCGAGAGAGCCGCGAAGCTGGGTATCGACGCCCGCCTGACCGGCCCCGTCAGCAGTAGCGAACGCGGAGAGAGCGAGAAGCCCGGCCTCTACGTCACCGTCAACCATGAAGTGAAGATCGTTCATCGGAACGCGGTTGTTGAAAAGCGCCCTGCGCACGCCTGTAATGTCCGTTACTACGGGAGTGGAACTGATGCCCTCCTTCCATGGGATTTTCTTGTACAGACCGACAAGGCTCAAATCGATGGCGTCCGCGAGCGCATAGGCTGCCGGGGTGATGTGGTCGGTGATGATTTTTTCCTTGGTGAAAGAGAGTTCCTTGTCTGTCAGACCGAACTTGACTTCCTTCCACGTGTCGAGCGTGATGCTCACATTCTCCGGCGCAAGTTCCTGCGTCGTTCCGCCGGTGCTGGTATTGACGTTCGTGGCCTCGAAGACGGACGGACGGGTGATATTGATGACGGAACCCTTCTGCTGGGGATTGGGATCGTATCCGCGATGGACGCGGCCCGCCATGCCGAGAGCCTTGTTTAGCGCAATGAGCGCTTCCTGGGCGTAGAAAATCGGATCGTAATTACCGAGAGTGTTGCTCATTTATTTTTTCCTCCTCAAATTTTAGTTTTATTCCGTGGCAATCTGAAGCTCCTGCCCGGCTTTCTGTGCCGCTTCACGCGCGGCCCTGTACTTCATGGGGTCTTTCGCATCCGCTCTTGACAGGACAAACGTCCCGCCTCTTGGAGCAGACTGATTCGGAGAGAACCCTCCTCCGCTTGCCCCCGTACCTTCAAACGCTCTCGCGAAAATATCCGAGTCGCGCATTTCGGATACGAGGTCTTTGATTCCGATAAACTCTCCCTTGCTGTTCATCCGGGGAGTTCCTTCCTTTCCAACAACACGGACAAGGTACTTCCCGTCCTCCTCAACAACCTTCACAGAAGCCTTCACGTGAGGTAGTAGGAGCTGAGGAATTCCACGAGCCGAAGCTATCGCTTCCGTTGCAGCAGCATCCACAAGATACGACTCCAAAGTTTCTTTCATTTTCTGTACTGCTTCGTCTCTGGACGCAAGTTCTTTCTTGTGGTTTTCGATGAGTTGAGCCTTGAGCTTATCCCATTCACCCTTCTGCTCCAACTTGTTTTTTTCTGCTTCTTCCTGAAGCCTCACCAGTTCAGCGATTTCATCCGGGCTTTTCCCAAGCCCTTCATATTTACGCACAGCCTTTTCGTATTCAGAACGTGCCTTCCTCTCTTTTTCAAGAGCGGACTTCAGCCCGTTCGTATCCTCAAGACCGTCAATCGAAAGGACGTACCCGCCATCCTTTTCCTCGTAAAGCCCCTTGATTCCCTCGTCAAGGCTTTTCCATTCGTCCGCTGTTACCTTCAATTTGAGGCTCACTTACAATCACCCTCCCGGTGAAAAAGCTCCCCGGTATCACACCGGGGGCAATAAAAACCGCCCCTTTTGAGGCGGTCTGGCTTACTGGCGTTTCCTTTCCGGAGGTCGCATTTTCGACTCTCTCAAGGGGAGTTTTTTAATTCGCTCTAACTCCTCAGAGCCGAAAGCGGAAGGGGCCTCCCCCTTTGGTCCACCATGTCCCGGATGGAGATTTTCCCCGCTTTCCACAGGTCAGCCCGCGTCTTGCCAAACACCTTTTCTGAGTATCCATCAGGTTTCCCCTTAATCCATGTCGCAAAAGTTTTACTCTCCGGAACCTGTCCGTCAATGCTTGCCCGTGTCGATTTTGGAAACTCGTCCAGATCTATCCCCATATCCCGGAACGATTTTGTCACAGGGACAAGAACACTCCGACAGTTCCAATGCCTTGGAGGAGGAATCAGCATCATGTCATGCCCTATAGGGTTTCCGTGCATATCCCAAACATATCCGTCCAAAGCGGCGCACTCAATCGTTGTCCGGGTGTCAAGGGTGCTGACCCATTGCAACCCTTCGAGGATATCCGCGTTGTCCTTGTAAACCAACATCCTCGCTTCATTCGCCACGGCCTGTACGCTTGTCCGAATTACAGCTTCGGCCCCGCGCCGGGTTCCGCTTTTAAGGTCAAAGACAGGATTCCCG